TTCAACTCGTTTTACGCCATCTAATTTTAATAATTTAATAAGCTCATCAGGATTAATATCTCTGCCCATTTTGTTTTGCTGCCAAGTTTTAAAATCTTTTACGGCTTTTTCAACATTATTTTTAATAACATTTACAAGCGTTTCATTAGACTTATTAATGTAGTAGTCAAAATCAATTGTGTATGATGTCTTTATTGCTTGTTTCACTGTCACATTATCCGTCAAAGGTCTTATATTATCAGTATTCAACATTTCTTCAATTCTCTTTTTTAGCTCATTTGTTAGCGTTAAAGAATCAGTTAAAACATAAATATCCACATTTGTTGCACTCGGACTATATGCTACAACATCAACAATATTTGTACTTGTTGACTTAGCCCAAAATTCATAAGCCCCTTTACTTCCAGCCGTTGTGAAACTTTCAGGGATTTCTCTGATTCTAGCTCTATAATTGTCATCTTGCTCTATTTCAGCTCCGTTATTTGATGCCGTAATGTTCTCAACCTTTTCATAATGCGGGAAAATGTCAACCATCGTATTAATTTGTCCAACTGGAATATCATTCCCAACAGTTCCTGATGTGTTGCAAGTCGCAATTCCGTCTACATACAAATCTCCTTTTTCTATTTTATATTGTTCATCTGTTGAAAAATACAACTCATTGTATTGAATCCTTGACCCTTTTGGAATTATTATGTCCGTTGCTTGAATATCAGTAATATAAAATCTAAATGTTGCCACGGCTGGTTGTTCTACAAGTCTTTTACCTCTATTTCCATAGAATTCTCCTTTCAAATCTAACCGCTCATTTCTTGCAAATCTTAAATAATTCTGTTTCATTTCATCGTTGTATTTTTCTTCTCTTAATCCAAAGAGATACGCTACCGTTTCAAAGATAAGCGTTTCTGGACTTGATTCAGTTAATTGCCTTCCACTTAGCTCCTGAAACTTATCAATCATATCTCTTTTAAGTTCCCACGAATCCGCATCTATAATTTCATATTCTTCATTTGATATTTCACTCAATATTTACCACCTCGATTCCTAATTCAATGTCAAAATCATTATTATATGTGTCTTTCATAATGATTCTAGTTTGTTTTAATGACGCTCTTGGTTCGTATTTTCTAAATGCTTTAAGCAAATGTGAAGTCAATCTATTTTCTACGATATTAATATTTTTATCTATTAAATCGCTGTCAAAACTGAAATCACGGTTTAACGGCTGTTCTTCCTTGCAAACTCTCAAAATCATTCCAACATTTGTTTTTACTTCCTCCAATGCATTTTGAGGATTGTAATTAATTTCTTGGTTGGATGAAATATATATCATTATTTACCTCCAGTCTGATTTCTCAAAAAGTTCAGCAAAATTTCTCTGTCAGTCTTGGAAAAATTTTTGGCATAGTCTATCATTTCATTAGCTTTATCCGCTGTAATCATTCCTGCTCTTACTAAATCCATTAGCTCATCAATTTTTGCATCTTTTTTAATTTTTTCAAGCTGATCCAATATTTCTTTTTTCTTATTTTCAGCAATTTCAATAGCCTTATCCACTTTCCCTGCTATATCATTAACCTTGTTCCCTACTTTTTCTGCAAATTCCTGTAATTTTGATTTCTGTTCAGTTTCTACATTTGCAACTTCCACTTCTGTAAGTTTTTCTTGCTCCTTTTTTTGAATTTTTAACTGTTCTATTATTTGATTGTATTTTTGCGGATTGTCTATATACTCTTTTAATGTCAATTCCAAATTTATAAAATCAAAGTTAGAAGTTTCTTTATTAAAGTAAGAACTTTTTTCACTTATATCTATTATCAAAAACGGAAAAGCTCCAAATGTCTGTCCTCCTAATGTTAAATAGTCATACTCTCCAAATTCCCACATAGTTTTTATTTTATCAAGCTGTTCTGATGGAGTTGTGTCAGGTATTAACGAAGCAACCAAAGAAATACCAAAACTCAATTCTGTTAATTCCCTTCCCTGATGCCTTATCATACCTGGTCCAAATATTGCTGTATGTTCGGATATTTTAGATTTGTATGCTCTATTTATTTCGTTGTTAATTGAAAATACTTTTTTATCAGATATTTCAAATACAACATCTCCAAAACTTCCTACCATTATTCAGGACCTCCTGTCTTATCTCCGCCAGCGGTAACACCATCGTGCTTATGGGTATTGAGATTAATACTTCCACCTGTGATAGTAGTTCCACTAACAGTCAAATTCCCATTAACAGTAGTATTTGCATTAATTACAATTTCCGATACAGGATTAAGTGTTAAAGTTCCGTTTGAATAGCTATAAAACCCTCCATCTGAAAAAGTTCTTTTTACTTCACCTTCCTTGATTTCACTAGCTCTCATTGGACAGCCAAGGATATAACCAACTTCAGGCATATCTGGAAGTGATAAAACCAATACACTTTGACCTACAGCTAGATTATAAGAATCACTGTGACTGTCGGAAAAAGGAACTAATATATTAAGCCAGTCACTTACTTTGTTATCTCTATCAAGGAAAATAACTCTTGCTTTTCCATTTTTTACATCAATACTGTTTATTTCTCCCTGTTTTATTAAATCCATTTATTTTCACTGCCTTTCAAAATTTTGCAACAAAAAAATCACAGCTAAATTAATAACTGTGATTTCTATTTTTATATTGACTTTTTCCCAAAATATGCTATAATATAATCAAATAAAATTCGATTATGTTCAGGCCCTCGTTGTTGGGCTTATTTTTTTTTGCTTTTTTTCCATTTTATAAATTTTATAGTCCAGAAAGTGCAGAATAAAATTATTATCATTATTGATAATACCAGTTGTATTTTTTCATACATAATAGCTACCTCTTTCTATTTTTTTAATTAAAGTGTAGAGAAAAGGCTAGAGGGTTTGGCAACCATAGCCTCGTTGTTGGTTATTTCTTCTTGTCGTTTCTGTCTTTATACTCTTTGTATATCATATATACAAATTGTAAAATTGTACAGATACTGGCAAGTAGATGAATTTTTTCGATTATGTTCATTACCTTATATCCTCCTTTCCGTTCTCTACGGGACTATTATATTGCACCTTTTGAAATTTGTCAACATCTTATCACAGTTATTATATTTAGTTGTCATTGTCCTATATCAATCTATTTCTTTTTACTAGATTTTTTAGTGCTCTTACTATTTTTCCTATCTCTCACTTTTTTGCCTGTTTTCTTTGTACTTTTCTTGCTTTTTGACTTTTTAGAACCTTTCTTTTTAGCTTTTTCAGCTTCCTTTTTCTTCTGCTCTTCCTTAGTCTGCTGTTTAGCTTTTTCGGTAGCCTTTTCTCTAGCACCTATTTTCATCATTTCCATTTCACAAGTGTAATCTCCATTTACAGTGTGAGTAACTTTATCAATGATATATTTTCCTTCAAACTCGCCCCAACTTTCATCGAGTTCAATAATTCCACCTGCGACATAATCAGTTGAACCGTCTACGGTCAACGTTACTTGGCACTCCTGTTTTAAGTTGTCTTTTAAAGTCTTTTTAGCTACTCTTTTGGCAGTACTCTTACCTTTAGTCGTTATCTTTTTTGTCTTTTCTTTTTTGGTTGTTTTAGGTTTAGATTCTGCCTTTTGTTTCAATTTCTCTTTACTACTTTTAATAGTAGTTTTACTGTTTTTTTTGTTTGTTGCCATTCACATCACTTCTTTTTGCTATTTAATTTTTATGAATCAGTTTCTACATTATTTCGTTTTTCTAATTCTTCTTTTGTAATTATTTCTCTGATTATCTTTTTCTTATCTGCATCATAATAACTAACTTCGACTTTGTCATAAATTTCCTTATTTTTCTTCTTTAAAGAAAAACTTCTTATCCTGTAATCGTGTATATTCCATTTTTCTATTGTTTCATTTTCTTCCATCTTTTCGTCATCAAAAATAATTATTTTATCGTCAGATAATTTCATATTAAGTCCTGTTTCCTTCACAACACGATTGATAAATTCCAAGTCTGTTTCTTTGTCTTGATCCAGCCTTTTATAAAATTCATCTTCACAGTGTATTTCAGCACTCATTTCGTGTTTACTTGCTATTTGAGTGACTAATTCTTTAAGCGTTACATTTTCCCAAGCTCTGCTATTTTTCTGATCTCTTATATTTTGATTCAAAGGCAAGGCAATACATTTTAATGTTACTCTATCATTGTCAAAAGTTGGTTCATCTACATAAAATGTCCCCAATTCCAAAAATTTTCCATCAGATTCACCCAAATCTTCAAATATTCCAACCACAAGCTGTGCATTTTCATCAGGATACCATTCTTTTAACCATCTATAATCCAAATTCTCCAATTCTATTTCTAAATCGTCAATAGCATTTTTTGAGTTGTCAGTATAAGTGACAGAAGAAATGGAATGTGCTATTTCTTCTGAAATATCCTTTTTGTTAAAAAAAACTAAAACCTTTATATTTCTTGCATATCCCATACTTTATCACCTCTTTTATATTTTTTATCTTTTCCACGGTGGCAACCTATCTGTATCCTCATTAGCTCCAGTATCTACAAAATCTGGAATAATAATAGGTATGTTAGAATCGAATATAGCAATATCTATAAGATTCAGATTAGCCCTTATTAAATCGTGGAAATAACCTTCTGTGCCATATACTTTGTACGAAATTAAATCCCAAGTGTCACCATTTTTAGTTCTGTATACTCTCGTTTTTGCCATTATCCAAACGCCACCCTTCTTTTACGGTTTTCTCTGTCTCTCAAAACTCTTTCGACGGCTTGTGCTATCGCATTAGGATTAGAACCATTACCAACCGTTATTGCTATATTAATTGTATCTCCACCAAAATTATTTCCTCCATTATTTTTAGATTTACTAACTCTTTCTTTAACCTTTCCTATTCTATCGCTAAGAGTGTTTCTCGTTTGGGAATTATTCAAAATTTGGGTTCCTTTTGGTAAATTTAACATCATTTCATGTTCAGCTAGGAATGCGGGTTGTCCTGGAACCTTAATAAGTTCCGCTCCACGCTCTGCTACAGTAGTATATCCACCTTCAAAATAGTTAGTCCCTGTCCAATGCTTTCCAAAACCTAAAACTCCTCCTATATTTGAAGCTAAGTTTTTTAAATTGTTCCACTGGTCTTTAAACCAATTAAATAATCCACTCAATATAGTTTTAGCACCACCTACAAATGAACTTATACCACCTTTAACTGCATTCCACACTCCACTTACAATTCCTGGAATTTCATTCCATTTTCCAGTAAAAAAAGCAACAAATAATTGAAAAATTCCTTTCCATATTCCTACTGAAACTCTAAACGATCCCGAAACCATTTGCATTACACCTCTAACTACTGCAATAATAAGTTTAAAAGTATTTCCTAGTGACTTTACAGCTGCTATTGCTAGTCTAATTGCAATAATCAATACCACTTTAATAACAGTTCCTATTGCTGAAATAACTGGTTTTAAGCCATTCCATACTGCTCTCATCGTAGGTGCTGAGGTAACCATTAAACTCTTTACCTGTTGTATTGCTTGACCCAAGGTTTGCTTTAAAACTCTACCTAATTCTTTCACATGAGGTGCAATTTGCTTCATTGCATTATTCACACCGTTTCTAAACCAAGTCGACTTTTTATATAAAATTACAAAAATAACAACTAATCCAACTAACGCACCAACTATCACTCCTACAGGATTTGCTAAAAATGCTCCTTTCAAAGCTATCCCAACCATTTTTATTACACTTATTAATTTTTTAAAAGTAGCTAAAGGATGAGCAAACATTGAAAAAATTTTTAACGAACCTGAAAATCCTTTACCCAGTCCATTAACTGCTAATTTTATAGAATTAAACGGATTTAATGATTTCAAGGCAATTTTACCTAAACCACCAAAAGATTTTCCAGCAATAGAACCTACACCTTTAAATACACTTCCTAATTTTGCAACTGTCGGAAATGCTTTAGCTATTCCCGCTGTAAATCCCAATCCCTTAACAGCTGATAGCTTCTGAAAAATTGAAACAGTTGAACTCAAAGTTCTGGCAAGAGGTGCTCCAACTTTAATAGCTCCACCTACTCCTAAATTAAACAATGCAAAAGCTCCAACTGCTTTCATAATACCTGCTGCAAGTTGTGGATTTTTTTGTACGAAATCTGCAATACTTTTTACAACTGGCTTTAAACTATTTGTTAAACTCAATAATGATGGTGCCAGAGCAGATCCTAAGTCAATCCCTATATTAACTAAATTGTTTTTTAGCGTATCTAATGCTGTTTTTAAAGTCTTTAATCTATCGGCATACTCCTTGTCCACACTTCCTGCTGTTTTTGCTTTATTATGAACATTTTCAAAAGCTCCTCCTAAATCATCTAAATGATTCATCAACTCTGTTACTGACTGTATACTCTCTTTACCAAATAAATTTTTCAAAGTTGCAGCTCTTAAATGTTCAGGAAGTTGTTTTACTTTTGACAATACATTAATTATTGTTTTGTCTGCATTAACTTGCATATCTTTTGCGACTTGTTCAGCACTTAATCCCAAACTTTCAAATGCTTTTTTTTGTGCTTTTGTTGCACTTGTTCCAGCAACTAATCCCAAAGAAAAATTCTTTAAACCTGTTGCTGCCACTTCTGAGTTCACTCCACTTGCAATCAAGGTTGCTCCCATTGCCATAACACTTTCTTTAGAAATACCGGCAATTCCACCAAGTCCTGCTACCCTTTGTGATATATCAACTAACTCAGGAGCAGTTACTGCCACACTATTCGCCAAATAATTTATAACATCTGCATATTCCATAACTTCTTTTTGCCCTATGCCAAACTGAGCTCTTGTTTTAGCCAAGAAATTTCCTGCCGCTTGTGTGTCCATATCAAAGGCAACTTTTATTTTTGAAGCATCTTTTGTATATTGTGCTAATTCTCGTGTGTTTATCCCAGCTTGTGCTCCTGCTCCAGCTATTTCAAACAATTCTTTTTGAGATAGTGGGGAATTGTCGCTCAAATTCCTCATTGCCTGATAAAATTCTTTTTCTAATTGTTTTGAGCCAAATTCAGCAACTTTTCTCAAATCTGCCTGTGCTTCTTCCAGTTCTATTTTTAATTTCAAAGGGAGAACCGCCGCAGCTCCAGCAGCTAAACCTCTAACAGTTGCCCTATCACCAAAACTTTCAACTTTATCTATAGCTTCAAGTCTATTTTGATGTTGATTCTGAATACTTTTTAACTGTTTATTTACTTCTAATTCTTTATTTACTTTATGAAGAGTGTCTCTGTAATCTTTTAAGCTGTGTCCTTCACTTTCTATAGCCTGTTTTGCATTTGAAAAAGCATTTGTTAATTTTGATTTTTCATTAGCCAATTTATTTACATGCTTTTCTGCATCTTTGACAGTTTTAGCAAATTCTACATTTCCTTGACCTGTACTGTTATATTCCTGTTTCAACTTTTTAAGAGCTTCAGATGAAGTTTTATACTCGGCATTAACTTTAGTTAGTTTTTCTCTAACTTTATCAAAATTTTCTAATTTTTTAGATGTTTTTGACAAATTTTCTGTATTATCTTTCAAAGTTTTAAAACTTTTCGATAATTCTGAAAGCCCTTTAACAGCACCAGCTACCGAAGCTGCTGCGACTATATTAAGTGTTAAATCTTTTGCCATTTTACCTCCTTTCATCCATTGTATTTTTGATGTTTTCGTTGTATAATTTAATATATAAATATAAAAAGAGGTGTTTGTTATGAAAAAAATATACGATAAATACAAAATTTATATTATAAACTTTTTTAAATATTTAACAAAAGATGAAGTTAAACCATACGAAGATAAAATAAAAAATTATTTTAAGAATATTACTGAAAAATCAGCAAAAAAGAATTTTTCTAAAAAAGAAACTAATACAGGATTAAAAATTTTTATAGCTCTTGCTTTATTCCTTATAGCCCTTATATCTTTTCCATTAATTTTTATTTTCGGACCTTTTTGGGTTGCTATCTACCTTTCGCTAAGTACTTCCATTATGTACGCTTTCTTTTCAAAGGATTTAGAGGACTGATGAGTCCTCTTTTTTTATTCACTATCAGAGCTTCTCTTTTCTGAGTCTTCTAACAACTTTTCAGCTCTCAAATTCCAATATTCTAATTCATACAATCTACAATTAATTAAAGTTTCATAACTTACATTTATACTCGTTTTATTTTCATCTGAATAATTTAAAACTTCTACTAAAGTTGTAATACAATCTTGCAAATCTAGTATCTCTTCTACTCTATTGACCCTAAGGTTTCTACTACTTCTGCTTCCTCTATTTCTTCCAAGTCCGTACTTTGTAAAAAACCCCTAACAGCATTTACAATTTTCACGCAATCTCTAGCATTTAATTTCAAGAAATCTCCATATTTAATTCCGCTTGATTCTGAAGCAACTGTTAGATACCATCCGTATTCCAACTCTTTTATTATTGAATTTTTATTTCTTGTATAATACTCCCTTTCAGCTTCAATTAATGTTAAACCTGTCATCCCTTCCAAATCTAAATTAATTTCTTTATATTTTTTACTCCCTAAACTATATTCTTTTGATAATTTTACAATCATTCTATCCTCCTATTTTATATTAATCCCAGCAATCTTCTAATTTTACTGTTAGTTTGCCCGTTTACATTACTTATTCTATTGAATACATCAATATTAGCTATTTCTTTTCCGTCTATTTCCATTTTGTAATAACTTACTGTTAAATCAAAAGAAGCTTCAAGTTTAGATCCTGGTTTTAATTTTGGACCATCGAACTTCTTAATCATTCCCTTAAAAGTAGCATCTATTCCCACAAAAGCAGGAGCATGTGTGAGTTTGTTCATTTTTTGAATAACTCCTTTACACTCAATTAAAAGTTCATTGTTGTTATTGAAATTTAAAAGTGTTTCATCCACACAGTCCATTTTTATTTTCGCTTCAAGTTTTTTATAATGCCCAGTAAGTGCCGCTTCGTATTCTGATACCATCCCAATTTGTTCAATATTAACAGACGAAGTTTCAAGATTAGGCAATTCTACCTCCCCAACTCCTGCAAGTTTACTCGATCCATTTATATATATTTCAACATCATTTAACGCCGTTGGTATTTGATGCTTTCCCATTATTTTACCTCCTTAAATTATTGTTTTAATGCTTGAGCAAATGTCTCCAATGCTTTTACATCATATTTCTTCTTAAATGTCATAGATTTCATTGCTGGTATTACTCCAAGATTGATTGTCCATGTTATGTCCCCATTTATTACATTTTCTAAAGTATTATCTTCTTCGGACAAAACAGCTTCAGCTGATAAAAAGTGATTAGCTGACACTAAACCTTTAAGCCGAATATTTACAGATTTTGTAACCGTTTCAGCTAATTTTAAAGAGAAGTTTTGGTCAACTGAATTAAAATATGTAATAACCAATTCATTACCAACATATTTAAACATTCGACGCGTGTATGTAAACTTATCTTTTGGATCTGTTGCTAACGGATTTTTAGCCGTTTCAGACCCCCAACATCTCCAGCCTTTGAAATTAATCGCAGTAATTGCCCCGTTTTTATTCAAAAAATTAGCCTGCTGTTCTTTATCTAATCTAATTTCTTCAAATACTCCATCTGCATTTTTATAAGCTAATGCATCCATTTTATACGAATAATTAGAAGGAGTTTGAGAAGGTATTCCATCAAATTCAGAATCAGTTTTCAAAGAAAGTGCCGCATAATGTAATGACGGAAAATAAACATTGTCGGCAAGTTTAATATTTCCATAAAGCACGATTTGATCCTTTGATGTTATATTTTTTTCATCTTTCCAACTCGGAATTTCATCATATCTTTTATTGTCAGGTGCATTTATTAAAGCTATTGCTTCAAACATTCCTGTATTTATATTTCCTGCTTTTGTTTCCATAACCGCTACAACTTCACTTTCGTGAGAAAAATCTGGAATATCTATAAAAGCAGGTAATTCTGAGAATTTTGAATATACTTCATCTACAAGCTCCAAGCCTGTTCTTCTCATTGTATTTGTATCATATCCGCCTATTGCCTCATTCTTCTTAACTTTTGATAAATCTATCTCATTAAATTCAATATCTATTTTGTTTCCTGATGACGGCGTTGCATAAATTTCTAATCCTTCAGCAGTCCAAATTGTTATAGCATCCGATATTGGTAAACTTGTCGCATTATCTTTTACTACTAAAGTATCTGTGATTATCTTATGATTATTAATTACTGTTTTTCCTGATTTAAGTTCTATAGCCATCATAGTTTTCTTATTATCTGTTTTATGTTTTTCAACATCTAGGATATTCACAATATATAAAGGTGCTACAGCATAAAGTTCAAAAAATATTTTGATAGCTTGTGAAATTGAAAAATCTAAATCATAAGTGTCACCAAAATATTGAATAGCCTCTTTATAAGTTCCGACTCTTACAACTTCGTTTGTTTTTCTATTTTCTTTCTTCAATTTATGAATTGGTGCCATTCCAACAATAAAATGACCGTAATCAAGTGTAACAGGCAAGATTAAATCACTCGCAGTTTCAGATTGGTATGTACCATGTTTATAAGCCATTTCTATCCTCCTCTTTTATTTGTTCTTTTAATTGATTTGTAATAACAGTAACGATATTTTCATTTCTTTCTATTTTTCCAATTACTTCAATATCAATTAGTATTTTTTTTATCAAAGGAAATTTTTCCATTATTTCTTTTATCTTGTCGTTTTCAAAATAAACTACTCCTTTTGAAAAACTAAAATTTTTAAATTCTATATTATTACCTAAATATATGTATTGCTTTTTTTCCATATTTACCTCCTTATAATTTATTAGTATAAACTGAGGAAATTGTTTCTCCATAAACTGAAAACGATATTCTTGAGAAAAAATATGGTCTGTATTGGTCGGAATGAAATGAAACTTTAAATTCCTTGGTTTGATCTATTACAAACCCTGAACCTTGATTATCAATGTTTAATAATTTATCTTTTACTGGTTTAGTAGTTTCTTCCAATAATTTTTCCATTATTTCATTTGCTAAAGATAAATTTTCTAAATAATCATTTTCACCATTTTCTTTTGTGGCTACCCATATTTCAAACTCAACAGGAGAATCATAGTAATCTATTCCAGCTCTTTCTTGCTTAAATTCAACTATTCTTAATGTAACATAAGGAAAATTCTCTTTATAATTTCCATTTTCCCTGTCCTCAAAACTCTTTTGTGGTAAAAATCCCCTATATACTTTGATTCCTTTATTTGAAAGTTCTTTATCGAGAAATTCAAATATTTTTTCCTCTGTATGTTTTATCATCCCATTAACCTTTCAATTTCATGTTCAAGACGCATGTTTAATTTTTCTTCCATAAATCCTTGCAAATATTCCAATATGCTATCCTCACCTAACATTTGTGGAGCAGAAGGTCCCATTAATCTTTCTATTGGTAATCTTTTCGTGCTTTTTCTTTTAAAAGCTCCTAATCTACCATCAGAATAAGCAATAAAAGCATTTGGTATACTTCCGCCTTCTCCTTTTTTTACTATTGAATTAACAGTCTTCTTATATTTCCCCCTAGTTTTAGGTGTTAATTTAAAATGATCCAAACCTATAACACTACCAGTTGAAACTATTCTTGCTGTTAGATTCCCACCAGATGACCGTGTGAATTTAATTGAATCACTCAATTCTCCTTTTTTTATTGTATATTTCGATGTAGCTTGTCTCAACGCTTCTGTTTTTACCATTTCCATACTTCTATTAATGGCATTAGCAAGAGCATTTGGCATTTTGCCTTTTAAGTTGTCAAAGTTCGATTCGATAAACCTTAATTGACTTTCATCTATTTTTATCTCGAACATCACATTTCCTCATTTCTAAACAAATCTATCTCAAACATATCCATATCTGATTTACTAGCTGCAACTTCATACTTTACACCATCTATTGTTATACTTTCGCCGGTGTGCGGTTGAAGTTTCAGATACGGATAACCTATAAATAAAGTAAATCCGTTCTGAAAAACTCCTTCCTCCATTGAAATAAGTCCATTTTTCTGTTTATTCTGAAATTTTTCTTCATCAACCACACATATAACTTTTCTTCCATTCAATGTGTGCTCCGTTCCAAATTCGTTACTATTCAGAAATACATTTGCTATATCCGATTTAATTACATCTTTAAATCCCATGAATATCACCTATTTTTTACTTTTGTTATCAGTTTCTTCTGAAGTTTCAATTTTCTCTTCAACTTTATTAGATTTGTTTTCTGTAATTTTCTCTATAATACCTCTTTCAATACAATCCTTAGCAACTATATTTTCAATAATATCAACTTTCTGTCCAGCATTATATGCTGTTCCAGCATACACCAAAGGACTCAATACCCTGTACTTCATGTCAACCTCCTATTTAACTTTCAATATTTTTATAGCTTCAATATCATAAACCACAGGAAGCGGTCTTGATTCGGTTCTAATTTCTACTGTGTTAGATTTTGAATCTTCATCAGTAAATACTGAACGTTCTGCTACAATAATTCCTTGTTTTACATCTGCTGCTGGTCCATAGATAATTGTATTATTACTTGGCGCCAATAACACTTTTCCTTCAGGAATAAGCGGTTTATTGTCGTATGTTTTCCCATCAGCTTTTAATACAGAGTGTTGCGACTGGTAGGAATAAATAGGAAGTCCAAATGGTGCAAGAGTTCCAATATAGATTGCTCCACTTGCAATTTCTCTAGGATTAATTTCTCCCATGTGATAATTTCTTACATCTAATAATTTTTGAACTTTTTCATTTTCTACAAATAATTTTGCAGTTACTGGATCCATCAAAATTTGTTCAGGTCTTAAACCTGTGCTTTCTCCTATTTTTGTTATAGCGGCTTGTAAATCTCCAATTATATCAGCATTCGGTTGAGTCCACAAAACAGCTGGTGTAATTTCTTCAACCGTTCCAAAATTGATTTCCCCTTCTATTCCTTCACCTTTTACAACCACTTTTCCATCAAATAACGCTTCTGTACACATAATTTCTTCTCTTCTTGTAATCTGTTCCTCAAATTCCGCAAAAGATTCCGCAAGTAAGTCCGCTTTTCGTTCTTCAGGGCTTTTTCCGCCATAAATTGTTTCCCCTGCTGTTTTATTAAAAAATAACTCAAAAGCCGAAAAAGTTCTTTTTGGCGCTACTTTTGGAGCTTGAAAAAATTTACTTTCATAAGTGTTTTTTACCATTTCTGTTCCTGGAATAAATTCAGATACATAAGGAGCTACAAGTTGTCTTCCTTTTCTAAATTCTATTTCCATTTTTTGATTTTCTGATGTTTTTCTATTTTTAAAATAACTGTCTTTTATAAATGATTTCGGTCTAATCACATTCTGGTCATACAACCCAATAAATTCTATTACTGCTGGCATTATTCCTTACCTCCTAATCCTTTTATTACAATACCTTTATCTCTAGCTGCTTTTGTAAAATCTGCTTTTTGTGTACCTGCTTTCACATTTAATCCCTCAAAAATGAATTCCCCTGAAATAGCTACAGTTGTTTTAGTTTTCACAACTGTTCCGTCAGCATTTTCCATAACTATTCCAAATAAATCAGTTCCATCTGAAAGCTCAGCAGTTGCATTTACAGCATCACCTCTTTTTACACTTTTACCTTGCTGCACTTCAAACTCCATATATCTGTGTCCTGTTCCGCTTAAAAATTGTTCACTGGTATATTCATTACCTTTTGCTACAAAATCCATTTATTTCCCCTCCTCTGTTTTTTTATTCATTTTAGAAAAAATAGTCATAATATCAAGTCCCATAAACCGCTTTTCTTCTTCTTTACCAGATGTTGTTCCATCATTCGCAGCCGGTGGTATGAAATTATCTTGACTTTCGTTTTTAATATTTTGCAACTTTTGAGCTTTTTCTTCTTTTTGCTTTTTCAAAATATTAATAGCCAACTCACTAGCTGACATAGGATTAACATATTTAGCATTTTCTATTAATTCAGAATAATTATTGACTCCTATATCATCAATAGCTTTTATTCTTTCTCTTTCTTCCTCTTTTCCGATTTTCTTCCCCTCATTTAATACATAATCATACAAATCAGAAAATTGGTTTTTTAATTCCTCTAAAGTCATTTTTACCTCCTTAGTATTTTTTTTATTATTAATAACTACACCTTTTGCTTTTCTAAAATTTTTAAATTTTGAAATATCAAAAGCCATGTTATTTATAATTAATTTATTTTCTACAAATTCTTTCCCTACTTCTTCATCCACAATTTCATCAACAAATCCGTAATCTTTAGCCATTTCCGCATCCATCCAAGTTTCATTATCCATTAATTCAGATAAAGTTTCCTTATCAGTTTTTGTTTTATTTAAATATGTTTCAATAATACTGTTTTTAACCTTATCAAGCATTTCAATAGTTTTTTGCATTTCTTGATTATTCCCATAAGCAAAAGTAATTGGATTGTGAATCATAAATAAAGCATTTTTAGGCATTCTTACAGTATCACAAGCACTTGTTATAATAGTCGCAGCACTCGCTGCCAAACCATCAATATTTGCTGTCACTTTAGCTTTGTGATTTTTAAGAGTATTTGCTATTGCTACAGCGCTGAATACACTTCCACCTGGACTATTTATATGTAAAGTAATATTTTCCACATCTCCAAGGTTTTCTATATCTTGTTTAAATGCTTTATCGGATATATCATCCCAATACTCATCACTTCCTATACTCCCATAAAGTATCAGTTCCGCCGTTTTTTCTTCATCATTCTTCACTAGATTCCAAAATTTTAGTTGTTTCGGCATTTATTACCACTCCTTTCTTTTCGAATAATTTATTTTCCTTCGCAAGCATTCCTACATTTAATTCAAAATCCCCACCATTAAGTTCCGCTGTTTCCCTAATTCTAGTTGACAATCCATTATTTATCCTAATAACTGCAGCATTGGCTTCTTTCAACGGGTCTATTTGACCTTGTGAAGGTCCATTCCATTGTGATTTACTCCAAGCCTTATCTATAAGAATATCTGTGCCATAATTTTTTAAATCTATTCTTCCAAGTAAAAAGGCTTCGTTTAGCCACTCTTCGTATACTATTTGTGTAAAATTAGCAGTAAACCACTCTCTACGCTTCCTAAACATTTTCCATGCTTCCAAAAGTGCTGCTCTACTTGCACTGTAACTAGAAGTAAAATTTTTAATCAACAACTCATAAGGAACTTCCAAAGCACTCCCTATTTGTCTTAAAATACTTGTAACAAATGGGTCAAAATTTGTATTAGGACGACCAGGATTAGCTGTATTTGCTTTTTCCCCTGGATTAAGACCTACTACCATTCCTGGTGCAAGCTCTATTGTAGTATCATCTTCGCCATCTACTAGAAGATCATTTCTTACAGATTCTAGTTCTCCAGTATCAGCACCTTCTATGTTATTGGCATCACTTTCAATAAATACTGCATATAATCCACTTATTACCGCAGCCGTCAATTCTGCTTCTGTATAATTTCCAAGTTGCCTCAAAGGTTCAATAACTGGTGATAATACAGGAATACCTCTTATTTGCTCAGGTCTTTCAGCAAACAACAAATGAATTAAATTTCTTTGATTTTCATTACCATATGTTTTTATATATTTTTCTGTAACTAATCCAGTTGCATCTAAAGGATGTTCAGAGGAAATATAATACCCTTCAATACGACCATTTTTATCAATTTTTACGCCTTCAACTACGCTTTTATCCGATAAAAGACTATTCGGAGTGTAAACTCTATCTGGTTCTAAAACTTCCAATTTTAAATTATAAGGTTGTTTTGGTGTCTCAAAATAATTTAACTTAATAAAACATTCACCGTTCATCAAAACAGTCAAAAATACTAGTTCTTGCAATTGATAAAAATTCATGATCCCCAAATTATCTATTTTGTCATTTGCCCATAAATCAAATTCTCTTTCAATTAAATTTTCTACTTTTTCAGCTTCTTCATCGTTTATTCCTATAGTTTCATTATCAATAGCTGCTTTTAATCTCAACCCGCTACCTATTACATTTGTATTAATGGTTTTAAGTGCACCAGTAGCCGTAGCCACTCCCATATATAAATCTCTTGAACGCTCTACAAGTTTTTTTCGATTTTTATAAATATCTTTTTTTACTCCGCCACCTGCACTTTGCCAGCCTATCATGGTTTTTTTAGTAGTTGAAGCACCATGATTAGAATATCCAGTATTTAAGACCTCTATCTTTTTCCTAGCATAATATCTTTCTATTCCTTTTTTGGGATCAATTGTTGCCACAATTCTATCTATTAGATTCATAGACACCTCCTATCCTATATACTTCTGTGCACTCCGATTTTTACTCGCCTGTTAGATTTTCCATCTAGTTTATTAAGCTCATTTTCCCAGTAAGCTCTACCTATTTGAATTTCTTTTAAATCTAATCTAGTCAATTCACGAGTTCCTATTTTATAACTTTTACCAGAAAGTAATGCATCTTCTGCATCTAAATATTTCTGTAATTTTTTTTCTATAATTTCTCTCGAATATCTTGGAATTGGCATCTTACCTCCTTATTTAATTCCTTTAGAATATATTTTTCTTTTTCTAATAACGGCTTTTGGTCTCATATTAACAGTTGAATATCTTTTTTCAAGATTTGGATTAGCTATTCTCAGTGCGGCAAGAGCATAATTTCGTAAATCCAAAGGTTCGTTTCTTCTCCCACTAATTATCTTCCATTCAGTTTTTCTAATACCTCTTTTAACTACATTCACTCTTTTTTCACTTGTCAATCCTTTAAAGTAAGCTTCATCATAACCTTTTTCTGATTCTATAGGATAATGAAAATAGTATTTTCCAGCAGTCTCAATCTGCAATCTTGAAAATATCGTATCTTTCCCACTGTCTACCCCTATCGGAAATAAGGCAATATTTCCTTTGTTGTTTCTACTAGGTTTTGACACAAGTTCACGAGTTCCCGCCATACCTTTTATAGCAAATACCCTTCTATGCTCTCTTATTTTTACGAAAGCATATACTTCAGAAGTAAAATGTCCACCTGAATCTATACAAGTACATAATATCTTTATTTTTTCACCATTTTTATATGGGTATTCTTTATCTAAAATTTCATCCAATTCATCCCAGACAAAACTCTCACCAGGATTTCCGTAAATAGTCCCATATTTAATACCATAACATTCCTCATCTTTTGCCCAGCCTACTATTTCGTATTCCAATCTATTGTCTTGAACATCTACTCCACAAGTTAATACATTTACATTTTCAGGTATTTCACAATGATAATATTCACGCCTATTAAGTATTTTCTGCCAATCTAAAGTATCTTCTTTTTCTTCAAAAGTTTCCGCCAGTACTGTATTCGTAAATACTTTCATCATTTCAATATTTCCTTTCGACCTTTGAAAATTTTCCTTTATATCTTTCCAATCGCTCCAGGAACTGTAAAATTCATTAAGATGAAACGAACGAATTTTAAAATTGATATTCCCTTCTTCATCTTTCACATCAGGATTTTCTGCTAACCATTCACCATAAATTCTATTCTTCTTCCAGCTAATTTCATCAGAAATCTCACCACAATCCTCACACTTCATACCACAAGTTTCAAAATCAAAATTTTTCCAAACAAATTTTTGATAACTCCCACAGCAAGGACACGGAACATAAAAACTTTCTTGAGTCCCAATTTGAAACATTGAATCTATCTTACTATCCCCTTTCACAGTAGGAGTTGACACTAGCACAATTTTTCTACTCCCTTTAAAAGTTTGTGTTCTTTTTATTGCTAATTCAACAGCATCTCCCTCATCCCCAACTGATTTTTCAAATCTATCCACCTCATCAGCTAAAATTACTCTTATTGGTCTACTCGCTAATTCACTAGCACTCCCAGATCCTGTAAATACAACATATCCTCCTGAAAATTCTTTAATCTTTTTGGTATCTCTTCCAGTCTCTTCAACAATTATTTTATTTCTCAATCTTGGAGTACTTCTTACCATATCCATAAATCTAGTCGAAGCAAATTCTTGAGCAAACTCTTTTGTAGGCATTAGATACATAATTGAACTGGGCAAATAATCAATAAAATAACCCAATGTATTCAATGAGATTTCAGTTTTTCCTACCTGTGCTCCCATTTTTAGTACTATCATTTCTGTTTTACTATCTGAAATTGCCTGCATTATCCCACGCTGATAAGGTGCTCTATCAGTACTCCATCTTCCTGGTTCTGCACTTGATTTAGAACTTAATATTCTATATTTGTCAGCCCATTGGTCTATTGTAAGTTTAGGTGGAGGAGCCAATTCTTTTAAAATTTCTGAAAATAAATCTATCGTTTTCTGTTTTATCCCTAATCCTTTGAATACATCATTGTCCTTCTTCATCTTCACTATTGACATACTCCTTATTTTTCAAGAATTTACTCCTATCATATTCAGATAACTCCAGCAAAACACTATTAATATTATTTGTTATTATTTCCTGTATTTCCCCTAAATTATCAATACCGATGACAAGCGGCGCTAATTTATATGGTATCGTCTGCAACTGACCTTTAAATCCTGAAATTATATTATTCATTACTCTTTTCACATCACTTGCTTCATGCAAATCAGCTTCAAGTATTTTGATTTTGATATTTTCTTTTCTATCCCTAGTTTTCAAATACTCTATCTCATTTTTCAATTTTTCTTCCTGAAGCTGTTGTGGTGTACTCTCAATCTCTTTTAAATAATTAATATAACTCCTAATACTTTCATACAACAAATACTTCCCTTTGTCGTTCTTTTTTATAATCCCTTCTTGAGACAACCGCTGCAAATGTCTTTCGCTTAAACCTATGACTTTTGCTAACTCTTTTAACTTAGTTGTCTCATCAAAATTAATTACATTTACCAATAAACACCATCTCCTCAAGTCATGACAAAATCACAAAATTTAACAAAAAATTTACACAACCTGGGCTCTCGCCAGACCCGTAACGCTCAAAATTCTCTCACAGTACCTTTTTTTTGAATTTCTATTTTTTTAATCAGGCAACTATCATAACTATGTTATAAGCAGCATATGAATAAAATAAAAAAAAGACAGCTTTTAAACTGTCTTACACTTACAAAAATTTAAGGTTTAATGACAAGTGATTAACTCATACTCTTATATCTTGACATATTATAACATATTAAAAATTATATACAATATCAAAAAAGTATCATTTTTCAATTTAATATATTTTTTATCACATCATCCGAAAATATAACTAGCTGCAACTGCCTAATCATTTTATTTTTGTATCTCTTTGCAGTTATAACGCTTATATCTAATTTTTCAGATATATGCTCAAATGTTAGATCATCGAAATACTTCATTTCTATTATATCATAATATTTATTATTCCTAATTGTACCTAATGCTCTCTCAACCATATTAACAACGTTTTCTATCCTTGTAATTTCTTCCTGTAATTTTTCAATTCTATTTTCAACCTTTTCTAATTCTGATAGATATACTTTACTAGACTGCACATTAACTCTAGTTTCTCTTTTCTGAATTGATATTCCTTCTTTCTTCAAATCCTCTATCAGCATATTTTTAGAATCAATAGCACCTTTCAGTAATGCTAATTCGGATAATAATTTTTCTGTCTTTTGAAATGGTGTTAATTGTTTCTCTGTTTTTATTTCTCTGTCAGTTTTCATTTTTTCTATTATTTTATCTGCTATTCTGTCTATATCTTTTTCGTTCATTTAATTTTTTCCTTTCCATTTTATTTATTTTTCCACAAAAAAAGACCAGTTTTATTTGGTCTTTTCATCACTTAATTCTTTTATTTTTTTTTGTACAAATTCCAAAGCTTTTTCTTCTATTTCAGTAATTTCTTTATCACAAACTCTTTCTTTAGATGTTAAATCTATAACATTACTGTATCTATTTTCCAATACTATATTTGCTTTTTCAGTATATCCAAATATAATTTGATTTTCTAATGTCAAAACATTTTCCTCAATCAATTTGCTTATATTTTTTTTGTTTGACATATCCATTTCATCTTTTATTATTGTATCTAATATAAATGGTATTTTTATAGTAGAACTTTCATCTAATAACTTCCAATAAACAAAATAAATTGACATGTAATATAAGTTTTTAGCTGCCCCAGTATCAGGCATTTTTGAAAAGTCTAAAAATTTATCTTTCATCTGTTCCAAATCAATTTTTTCAA